AGAATAATAATCAATTCCCCCATATTGAATATTTACTGAATTGATTTGACCATTTGCAATAATTGGTTTTAATTTTGCTTCACTTCCGGTTTTTATTGTTATTAATGGTTTTTTTTCAAGATTTAAAATTGTGGATCCGTATCCTGCCCCACTTTCATATAGGTAGGCGTCTATAATATTACCTTTAACAACGGGAGTTGCCACAAGAGATTGAATCTGTTGAGTTGTAGTACCAAATCCAACTGGTGTATACTGTATGAAAACGGAAATATCAGGGTAACTAAAATATTGATAACCAGATCCAACAGAAGAAAATTTAATATAATTTTTTCTATTGTAGTTTGATATGTTAGTTCCGCCAATTCCAGCATCACAAAGTCTAAAGGAATCATCATTATTTTTCAGTACATAATATTGAGATAATGTAGAAATTCCAATTGTAGATGTTTCATATCGATAAGTTATAAGTTCTCCACTCTCAAATCCGTGGTTTTCGAAATTAATTGTATTATTGTATGTTGATATTCCTGATGAAGAGACAATTAATTCTCTATTTGTGTATCCAGAACCACCATTTAATATTTTAATCTCTGATATTGTATTTTTAAATGATGCAGTCGAAAATTTATGAATTCCTGCAGTATTAGTTCCATTAAAAGATATTGTATTGATCCCAGATAGGTAATCCGAATTAGTCTGATAGAGTCTAATGGTTCTATTATTATCAATTTTGGAATAATATGTTGCGTTATTGATCAAAGTTAAATTTGTGGTTCCAATACCAATTGAAGAATTTCCATTGGAATTATAAACTATCAATTCACCATTACTTAAATTGTGGTCCGTTAAAAATACTAATTGATTTGTGGTTGAACTAATTCCTCCAGAATTTGTCGATAATCTTCCGTCAAAGAAAATATCTCTCCTTCTTTTTGTTAAAATAGGTTCTAGTACGCAATCAGATCCATTACCTCCGGTTATACCAATAGATACAATTGTATTGATATCATAATCTTGAGAATCAATATAAACTTTTTCAATTGACCCACTAACTACCGGATGAACTAATGCCGTAGAACCGGATCCGGGAGAAACTGATATTAATGGAGGATTAATAACATCATATCCAATTCCACCATTTAATACACTAATAGACTCTAGAGGTCCGTAGTATACTTTATCATTGGATTTATAATTATTAATTTCTACACCATTAATTAACATTCCAACTGAACCTGGAAGTGTCAATTCCCCATTTCCAGTATCAATACTCTCAGATAATGGAAATTTTTTAAATAATTTTTGAGCACCAATTATACCAGATTTTTGAGAGTATAATGTGAATCTATGGGTTTGATTAACAAAATCAGAATCAGAAAATGTTAAAAAACTATTAGTTCCAACAAATGATAGTGATGAGTATAGTCTTATTTTATTGGAGGGATCTAGAACTTGTACATAATAATCTCCAGTATCCAATCCAACAATTGGTGCTCCTGATGGTTGATAATAAATTCTGTCACCAGTGATAAATGGAACAGGATTTTGAAATACTATACTTGTGTAGTTGTCATCTATTTCATCGGATAGATCAACTGCAACTGATGAGTTAATATTTTTCGTTATTTTATATGTGAAATTTTCATCATATCCGTCTCTACCTGATGGTAATGAGTTGGAAGCTACATATGCATACCCATCATCAGTATATAAATTTTGGATATCGGATAGAATAACATTATTTCCAAATTGTATTGGAACTATTGTGCTATTTGCAGTATTAACTTTTCTTCTTAAATCATATTTTATCTCATTTTCGGGAGAAAACCCAGAATTATCAATAATAACTCTATTTTGTGAAAATATAATATTTGAAATGTATGCACCAGATGAAGACACTACATTATTAGTATCTCTTTCTAAAATTTCTACTTCATCTCCAATTTTTAAACTGGACCTATCAATTGGACTTTTTAAAGTAAAATTACTAATATTTTCTATTTCATATCTAGATGCCGTATTGTATATCCAAGAATTTGCAAAAACTTCTTTATATGTTTTGTTATTTTGTGGATTTTGAATTAGATCTCCAATATTTTTAACCGAGATTATTTGCCCTTCATCCAAATTTAAAGTATCAGATACTTGAACAAATTTGGATAATACCCCAGTAAGTCTTAACTCAACTTTTTTGTTAAGATCTCCATTTTCATATCCAAAATAAATTTCATCAGATCTTATATTTGCAGAAGGTAAGATTGAAGATGTAATTCCGGTACATCCAAAAAACTGATTAATACTTTTACTGGTGTAGGTAATTGTATTGATTCCGGATATGATTGTTCCTTGCTCCGGAAATCCAATTGTAGAATCTACTGAAATTACAGATGATCCAACAGGGACATTTTTTAAACTTTTTGTATTTGGAGTAATTGTGAAATTTCCAAGAATAGCGGAAGTATCAGTATATCCAACAAAAAGTGAAATTTTAAAATATTGTATGTTATTCCTAGTAAATGGTTCTATTTCGGAAATTGAGGCACTAGTATTCTCATCATTAAATTTTTTAATAGTTTGACCCACCAATTTAGAAGGATCTCCAGAAATTCTTTCTGCAATTACAACCTCTCTTCTTACATATTCTGCCGAAGATGGTTTAATTAAAAACTCTTCTAAATTTACTACTTGGGGCGTTACTCCATATAAAATATTGAATAAAATTCTAAATGATTCGTCAGTTCCTTTTGCCTGGTAAAAGGATCTTGCTTCTTTTATAAAATTACCAGCATTTAAATTTGATACAAAATCAAATTCTTCTAGACCAGGAGTAAAAGTATATTTTATTTTTTTATAAAACTCTTTTAAGAATAAAGAACTTAGATTTTGTACAGAAGATCCTAAAATATGAGATGCCGCTGTTGACGGTGAAAATACCAGTTCTTCTTGATTTAAATTTGCATGGTAACTTGTAATACCACTAAATGCACGAATACATCCAGTGAATGTGTTTGTAGTCAATCCAGTATATGTTATAATCTCATCATCAATTTTCAATAATCCATAAGTTTGAGGAAATCCCTTAGTACTACTGACGGTAATTGTAGTATCAGTAGAAGAAATTCCTGAAACAGTATATGTACTATCTACTACTACTTCGGGAGTTAGGTTATCTAACTTTAAATATTGATCTAAATTTTCCGCAATATCAATTGGACCACTTTGATATTCTTGAGAAATATAATATTGCTTTAAAAATTCCACCGCATTTGGACTTTCATCCAAAATAAAATTCGGAAGTTGATTTTCAATAACTTGTTGAACCTTAACTCTAGATTCGAACCCAGTCTGTATCATATTACGCTCTTATTAGATTTCCGTTTGAATAACTTGAAGTATAATAGTCTCTGGCAAATACTGTACCAGATATTTCATCACCAGAAGCAATTACATCTCTTACCATATTTATTGTGCTTTTTTCAATGCTAAAATTTAAATAAAGATCTCTCAGACCAACAACATCATTAGATTCTGGAAATGCCTGTATTTCGATAATGTCATTCTCTTTAGATGTTGAAATAATGTTTATGGTTCCTAATTTAATTTCACCTTTTGTATAATCAACTGTTCCGGCAGATTTTACAACAATTCTTGTAGTTCCGTCGCTTAAAGGTTTTACTATTGACAATATTCCCTTTCCACTTCCATCTAAATTTCCACTAGAATCCTTGTTTGGAACATCTGTTAGGTATACGGTATCTGGATCTGCAGAAATTTTAAATCCTGTGCTTTTGATATTAAAACCATCGGAATTTATATGAAACTTATTTCCAAAGCATAGTTCGTATTGAGCAAACTGATTTATCAGCGCCTTCAAATCTCTTCTAATTCTAACCTTAGTGATATTAGAAGTTATAGAAATATCAGTATTATCAATTATTTGAAGAACCTTACTATACTTAAATCTTCCGCCAAATGAATTAAGATCCACAGAATTTGAATATTCCGTCAGTGAATTTACAACTTTTGTCTTTAGTGATTCTACTGCAGATACCTGAGCATAGTTATAGTAAATTGATGAATCAATTTCTACATATAATATTTTAAGATCAATTATTTTTTGATTAATTCCACTAATACTGTATTGTTTTAATTTATTAATAATTTGTTGTTTGTTGAAATCAGAAACAAAAGTTCCATTTTTTGGTTTAATACTTATTGATACTGATCCAAATTCTGGAGGATCCAATTCTTCACCGCCAATGACCGTAACGGATTCTGTATCTGGATATATTTTTTTTATGATTGCCTCATAATCTCTTGATGTTACTGCTCTATATTGAGAAGAATAAATTCTTGGAGCAAAATATTTAACAGAATCTATGGATTCTATTTCGGATCCATTTTGAGATGACTGATTTGTTATGATCGAGACTGAACCTATATCAATTGTCGCATTACTTGCATTTCTAATACTTCCAGAAAAAGAAAATGAAGAAGCACCATTACCCTCTTCACCATCGGTAACAATATAATTTACCGTGATTACCGCATTATTTTCTAATTTTTGCCCGATAAGACCATCACCAAAAAGAAGTTCATATTTTTCATCCTGAACTTCTTGTAAGAGATAGATTCTTGAAGACGAATTTACTTCTAAAATATTATCAACAGAAGAATATTCTACTCCAAGACCACTATCATTAATTCCTTTCACATAGACTGAGATGGTGGAAGTGTCTATGAATGGATTGTTCAGTATAAATCTTTGGTCAAGGGATCCGTCCACCACAAATTGTTTTGTTAAGAATGTCCCCTGATAAATTTCAATATTGTTAAAGGATGCAACTCCACCGACAACATTTGCCGAGATATCATCTGGAATTGAAAATGTATATGAGGTATTATCAACGGACCCTACACACACCAGACCTGCCTGTAGAGTGAGTGTGGGAGTATTTGCGGTTGTGGATACATTAAAGGATACCTGTGCCTTTGCTGCCGTTCTGGAACGGGGTACATAACCAATATTCCTTGCCAGTGAAACCACATTTTCTCGGAGAGTTGCAGAATCCAAGAAGGACTCATTCACAATCATATTGGAGTTAAATGCGGTAATATAGGTATTATATGCCAGAGTATCTATTAATACAGAAAAGTTAGACCCCTCAAAGTCAAAATCCGTGAATGTAGAGTTGGCACGGAGATAATCTTTGATGGAGGTCTTTATCTGATCGAAATCTAGATTTGTAAATTTGGTGAAAGGCATTTTATCTTGTTGCCTCTAGTATGAATGAATATTCTTGAGTTGGAAATTCTTGTCCTATAATATCAAAAATAATTGTTACATTAAATGTATTATCATCCGGAATAGGATCCACCTGAACTTCTACATTATTAACTCTTGGTTCGAAGTTATTAATTGATATTTCAATTTGATTTTGTATTACTGATGCAGTACCAAAATCAACAAATTCAAATAAACTTCTTGTAATATCAGATCCTAATAGAGAATTGAAGAATCTTTCTGTTGGAATAGTTTCTACAATATTTCTTACGGATCTGCGAATTGCATTTTCATTCTTCAGTATCGGAAGATCCTTTGTTACTGGATGTGGTTCAAAGGATAAACTGATATCTTTAAATGATCTGGATATCCTTTGAATTGCCATTGAACAAAAGTTTTTTATTTATTTATATCTACTTCCAAGAAGAACCATAGTTTGGTTCGGTTCCATATGTCCAGTCATCATAGTCCTCATCATTACGAATTTTTTCATGCAATTCAACCTGTTTTTTTAGGTTATGTTTTGGTGCAACATCATAAACAACTTCTTGAATGACTCTTTTTTGATTGTTATCTGATTCAAATAGCATTTCTGAAACTCCTGTTTTAATGAATAAAACAGAACTTTTATAAAGGAGGTTTCTATCTCCTGTTACTATTTAACGATTTATTTCACGAAGATTATAATTGTCGGAATTTAAGTACTTGAGTAATTCATTTGCAACCAATTTCGGGTTTCCTTCACCACAAGTATAGACATCAATTGCTATACAACCATTTTCAGGCCAGGTGTGGCAGGATACATGACTTTCTGAGAGTGCAATGACGATGGTACAACCCTGAGGAGAAAAACAATGAGAAAAAATGTTTAAAATTGTCATATTTGCCCTATTAATACCCTTCTCCATTGTTTCTTGAAGAGATATTACATCATTTAAGAGGTCAAATTTGACATCATACACCTCCAAAAGGAGATGAGTTCCCATTGAATACTGTTCCAATTATTATTCCAGTAAAAAAGTTATTTATTTTCTTTCTCATGTTCCCAAAAATATTCTTCAGTATTTCCCAATCGACACTTTCCTCCATTTTCTACAGAAAAATTTCTGGTAGAAACTAAAAAGTCGGGTTTTTTAAGAGTAGGTGGAGTTAAACTTTCATCAACCCATCTGCAACGATTGTTTGGGTAAAGACCAATTTGTCCATTTGGTAAAATGATACAGTTATGTGACTTATGTTCTTCTGGAAATTCTGAAAATGAAATATCAGGAATGTCCCGATCAGGATGATAGGAATCAATTGTGAACAAATATTTACCATTTTCAGATAAATGACCAGAACGATGTTTAACCTCAACAGACATTGTATATAAAAACTGCTTTTCAATTAATCTAATGTCATAGTCAAAACTATCCCAGTACTGTAAATCAGTGATTGGTAGATCTGGACTTATTTCTCTTGGATGTTCGTGATGGTCACTTTCCCAATTCAAAAATGCCGAGATTGGTAATTTATCATAAAGAGCACCATATTCTGGAATATAAGTTTCGAAATAAAAACACTTTCCCCAGATTGATTTGATGGACACCCACCAACCTTTCACATATTCTCCGTGTCCATCACGAAGATCTCTTAGATATTCTTTACGAATCCAAACTTTTTTTGGTGGTAAATTGATAATATTCATTTAAAAATTTTTCTCATTGGGTTTATAATATGTTGTCAATTCTTCTCCACATTCAATGTCTTTGATTGAGAAGAGTTCATCAGATCTTCGATCCCAAAAGACATTGGGATTATAAGAATGATTGACATAATATGCAGTATAAATCTTAAAGGCAGGAACATCCAAATAAAAACCTTCTTTTACCCCATCCGTCATTGCCATTATATAATTTTGAATGTTAGGTGAAATATCTTTTATTTCTGAATATTCAAAAAAATAATCATCTGTTCTTTCAACCTCAAAAATTAGAGTGTCTTTAGGAATATCTATTAAAGCAAAAACCCCAACACCAGCACCAGGAATAGCACTGGGTTTGAGGTATGTCTTTAAGTTTTTAATTGAATTTAAAATTTCACTTCGATTATATGATATCATCTAAAAACTTCCATGTAGTTCATCCTTTACCCTGACCTCTGTACTTTTTGCGAGCTTTATTACGAGACGTAGCAGAGTACTTTGTATGAGCCCCACATCCCTGCAGAGTATTCTTTGGACGAGACTCAACTGTATTGCCACCACTCAAAGATTTTTTAATTGCCATTAGTTTCCTCCTATAATTTCTGTTTCAAGTTCTTCAGGGCGTGGAGAACCTGTCTGATAGAATTCGATTGACAGATCCTCCATAATATTGAAATATTCTTCTTCAGAAAGATTTGAATAAATTTTTCTTCCTTTACAAAGAATATTGTAAGATTCGTTAGTCATCTCAAATGATTCTTGTTTTTTCGTGCCCAACGCGAATGCGAGGATCGCACCAAATTTCAAATCCTGCTTCTTTTGCATCCAAACAGAATGATACATCTTCTCCACACATATCCTGAACTTCTCCAGATTCAAAAACTTGCATCTTAGGAGCAAACCAGGGATACTTCATTTCGGAATGTTCAAATACTCCGTGCTTAATCAAAAGCCAACCAAATCCTGCATAATCAACGGTAAATGGTTTACGACGCTTGCTGATGGACTCAACGGTTTCGTGATTCATAACTCCACCATTATTACGGAAATCATCCTCTTCCATCCAGTGTGCCACTGAGGTTGTATGTCCGTCTTCGGTTGCATACCATCCAGAAGCAATGTCCTTATCCATCAGAACAAGTTGCCAGAATTTTTCAGTATTAAAGACAATATCGGAGTCAATCCAAAGTTGATAATCATATTGAAGTTTTCCATCCCAAGGAATTTGGTCAGGTCCTCGAAGAACATTCGCACCTAAACATTTGCATCTTGCAAAGTTTACCATGGATGAATAGTCTTGTGAAATTTGAATACTTGCACCGGACTGTACTAAATCAAAGCACAGTTGAACGAAGCTCTTTAGATAGGTATAGGAGACTCCTCTTCCCGGAAGGCAAAAAACAATGGACTTTCCACGTACCATTTCCTTTGCAAGATCATAATCCCATTCTGCTTCTTTATTTGATGCCACTGGGGCATTTGCTTTTACGGTAAATCCTTTAGCCATAATTGAAAGTAGTTACTTCATTATCATACAATATTATGTAGCGATTGTCAATCTGTGCGTTCTGCGAGAATTACTTCATCTCCTTCAAGAGTAAAGCATATTTGAGTGTCTTCATACCAAGAGAGTTCATTCATAATTTGCTCTGGAATTTTGATGAAGTATTCACCACTAATTGGATCGACCTCTATGGGTTCAAAAATATCCCCGGAATTTTTTTTCATTCGATGTATTTTAAGCGACCTTTTCAAAATTATATAGTATTCGGAAAATTTTTAAGGAGAGTGATATTTACAAGTCGATTTGGGTCGTTTATAGCTTAGGGTAGTTAGGCGTTTTTATACGGCGGCGACCGCCCCTAAGGACGCCCCAAGGGCACTGCCCCCCACGAACGACCAGACTGCCCCCACACGAACGAACGCAGGGGGCAGGGTGAGGGACTCATCCCCACGAATCTCACGCCAACCAGGTCAGGCGCTTTGCTTCGGGGTTACAGTAGAACTGATGCCCCGGACCCTGCCAACCCACGAACGGGGTATGAAGTCCGGAGAGTTCGGCAGCGGTCAGACCATCCACCCCGGCATCTGACAGGGAGTTGCCCGGAGCATCCTCACGGTGAGAGTTGAGTTGCGGGCGACCCTTAACGACATTGCGGGAGACCCATACGGTCTGGCGGGTCTTGAGGTCGGTTGCCTGAGAGTAGAGTGCCATTGGAGTCGGTTGGTTGAACTGAGAGAATTGTAGCACGAACGAACGCAGGGGGCAGGGTGAGTCCCTCACTGAGTTGATCGCCAGCCGCTGATGGGGCACCGTGCCACGTCGAGGGCATGGGTCTCAGAGAATTGAGCGGCAAGCACGGTGGCAGGCAGACCCCAGTGAATGTAAGCGGAAGGGCGGGAACCGTTCTTCAGTTGATCGGCACGGGAGATCCACTTGACCTGACGGGTCTGCAGATCGGAGCACTGAGCGAGGGGCCAGAGCATGAGCGGGGGGGGGTTGAGAACGAATGAATTGTAGCACGGATGGGGCAGGGGGATCAGTACCCCAACCACT